TTCCCATTGTGCCGCTGTGGGGCTCAGACCTGCACCAGAGCACCCTTGTTGGGCTGAAAGCCTACATTGACAACACCGATCTGGTGATGTCCGGCTTCTGCAATGATCTGCAGGACTGCGCGCAGATTTACTGGCTTTGCGAGAACTTCAACGGCATGACGGACGACGAGCTTGTGGAGTACCTCACCAAGCTGAATCTGTACCACATTGCAGGTGCAGACACCAGCGAGGGCGGCAAGATCACCCCATACACCACCGAGATTCCTGTGACGGCCCGGCAGTCTCTGTTGGAGTTGCTCCACACCCGGGTGTATGAGGACTTCGGCGGTCTGGATGTGCATTGCGTCAGCGCGGACAGTACCAACGACCATCTGGATGCAGCCTATGAGCCGCTGAACAAGAACGCGGACGACTTCGAGGCACAGGTCAAGCCGTTTATCCGGCAGATCTGCGCACTGGCTGGCTTTGACAATGCTATGCCGACATTCAACCGCAGCAAGATCACCAACACAGCTGAGCAGGTCGAAACGGTGATTTCTGAGGCGCCGATCATCGGGCAGGACATGGCAATTGACCTGCTGCCCAACCTGACCCCGGAGCAAAAGAAAAAGGCCAAGGCCGCGCTGATGGCAGAGAGCGCAACACGGGAGACCGTGGACGATGACACAGAACGAGGAGGACAATAATGATAAGTAAGAATGAAGATTACCCGCTTGTTCAGGCTTTTATTAACGCACTGAACGCAAAATCTCAGGATGAAGTTGAAAAACAGTCCGAGATTATGTACGACCTAGTGTTCCGAAACCGTTATAGCGACAGAGACAGCCATGAAACAAACCGACCTTGACCGCATCTCAACCCGGCAGCTGAACAGGCTGCGCCGCCGCATTTTGAGGGTATACGGCACCGCCCGCCGGGAAATGACCGAGCAGCTGACTGAGTTTCTGGAGCATTACCAGAAGTTGGACGCCTACAAGCGGAAGCAGCTGGAAGCCGGGAAGATCACCGAGAGCGATTACCGCACATGGCTGCGGAATCAGGTGTTTCAGTCCGAGATGATGCACCAGAAGCTGGACAACATCACCCAGACGTGCACCACAGCCCAGCAGACGGCATACAAGCTGGCGCGAGATGAACAGTATGATATCTTTGCCCTTGGCGCAAACTGGGCGTTTTACGAGCTGGAACAGGCCGCAGGCGTGGCGTTCAACCTGACCTTGTACAACGCCGAAGCGGTCAAGCGGCTGCTGCTGGAAAACCCCAAGCTGGTGCCCAACAAACGCATCAAGAGCGAGAGCAACAAGACCTACGACGCCCGGGTGTTCAACCGGTACGTCATGCAGGGCATCATACAAGGCAAAAGCGTCCATGACATTGCGGTGCAGGCTGTGCAGGGCATGGCAGACACTGAGGTGCACTGGGCGATGAACAACGCCATCACAGCCCTTACAGGCGCACAGAACGCCGGGACGATGCAGCAGCTGCGCAACGCTCAAGCCATTGGCATTGAGGTGCAGAAGCGCTGGAACAGCACTTTGGACTACCGAACCCGCGAGATGCACCGGCTGCTGGATCAGGAGACCGCTGACATTGACGAGCCATTCAAGGTGCAGGGCTACGAGATACAGTACCCCGGAGACCCCAACGCAGCCCCGGAAATGGTCTACCATTGCCGCTGTAAGGTGACCGGGGCGCTTGTAAAATACCCACGGCAGAACGCCCAGCGGCGGGAAAACACTACAAAAGAGGTCACATCTGACCTGACCTATACCGAGTGGTACAAGGCCAAGGGTGGCACTGAAAAAGAGCAGATGTGGTGGTCAAACGAGAGAAAGCGGAGAAAGGAGAGTACCAAGAATGAGTAAACGCGGCTCTGGTAGTTCTACAAGGGCGAGCAACGGAGGAACCGCAAACGAACATGAGTTTGAATCTTTTGTAAATGGGAAATGGGTGACGGATTACAGCAAAATTGCAGCAGCAGAGGCGAAGAAAGCGGCTGTTGTTGTGGATAGCTCAAGATACAAAAAAACGCATAATGACGTTGTATCTTTCGTGAAAGAGCAAGTTGGCGTTGACCTAAACAAATACAGAAGCGGAGATGGTTCATCTCCATCCCATACGACATATTGGGATAAGAGCGGCCCCAAAGTTGTGTTTGACCTGAAAGGCATGACTTCGAGTGACCGTACAAAGTTGATGCAGCTTACGCAAAAGCCGTTTGGCGTGACAGTCGAGCAAGGTGGCGCATGGATTGGCTTTGTTTCGAGGAAAAAGAAGAAAAAGTAAGGCTTGAGAAAGGGGAATAAACCGTGATTCTGCCGATGGAAAACACCGAAAAGATGATTTTTTCGGGCGTGGGCAAGTATGGCATCCCTGAAATCAAGCCAGAAACGGACATCCGCATTGACAAGCTAGAATGGATCCCGGTCAATTACGCGCTGACCGCCAAAGACAAGGCCACAAAAGGCGTGCATTTTTACAAGGATGATTACCAGTTTGAACGGTTCTGGAACAACCCTGACAAATACATTCCCCTTCTGCAACAGTTCGGCGCGGTATGTTCTCCGGATTTTTCTTTGTACAGTGATATGCCGCTTGCGGTGCAGCTTTTTATGCATTACAAAAAGCATTGGCTTGCCGCATACTGGCAGGCGCACGGCATCCACGTCATCCCAACGCTCTGCTGGTGCGGAGAGCAAAGCTATGACTGGTGCTTTGACGGCGAGCCCAGAAACGCCATTGTGAGCATTTCGAGCCACGGCACACAGTCTGACCCATACGAAGCAGAATGCTTTGCTAAGCACTGCCGTAAGGCGCTGGAAGTGATTCAACCGAGCGGCATCTTGTGGTATGGCAAATGCCCTGATGAATTTGACTGGAACGTTACAAAAATCAAACCATTTCAATATGAAAGGAGGCAACACCGTGAGTAAACGAGGTTCAGGTAGCTCCGCGAGAGCGGGCGGCGGCGGCGGAGCTGGCGCAAAAGAAAAAGAGCTTTTTACTGTTGGAAAAGACGGTGTGCGGACATACGATGATTCGGAGAAAGAACCCGGAAAAGAGTGGATGCTTTCTAAGCATAGTACCGAAGCTATGAAAGAATTTAGAAGCCTGAGCGATGTTCATTGTGAGTGGAATAAAGGATTTGACGTGCTTGAGGGCGATAAAAAGCCTGTAAGCATGAAAAGAAGCCAGCAGTGGGACTATCTGAAAAACCACAACATAAACTCTTTTATTCTCAGAGTTCCAGAGGGACAAACGAAAAGAGCGCTCAAGCAAATGGAAGACTACGGCTATCACGTTGTCGCAAAACTGGCATCAAATTCAAAAGACAAGCGCATTTTTGACGATAACGAATTTTATATGTCCAAAAAGAAAATGCAGCGGCTTGGTCTGGATTTCAAGGTAGAAACTTATTGGAAAAAAGGATGGAAAGGCTGATGCAGCGTGAAATTTAATTATGACATTAAATTCACTGACAACACCCCGCAGCTGCATGAAGCGCTGGAAGCGTGGGCGGAGCGGGTGCTTACCATCTGGGGCATGAAGGTGCAGGACTATGCCCAGCTGCTTGTGCCCACCGGAACGGCAGACAGCACCGGCATAGAGGGCTATGTGGGCGGTGCGCTGAAAGCATCCCTTACCTACGTTGTATCAGCGGCACAAAAGACCGTGACCATCGGCTCAAACCTGTTTTACAGCGTGTATGTGGAGCTTGGCACCGGTATTTTCGCCGAGAAGGGCAACGGACGCAAAACGCCGTGGGTCTGGCAAGACTTCAACGGCAAATGGCACTTTACCCGGGGCATGGCTCCCCGCCCCTTCCTGCGCCCGGCGGTAGAAGATCATATCAAAGAACTGCAAGAGATTGCAGTAGAGGAAGCAAAGAAGGGAGAATAACATGACAGAAAAAGAGAGACTTGAAGATTTGCTCACAATGCATTGTTTTCTCAAAGAAAGAGGACTTGCTATTGCAGAACAGGCAGAAAAAGATATCAAGGAAACTAAAAAGAAGCTCTTAACAATCGAGAGCTGCGGGGAAAAAGAAGTGCTGAGGAAAAAGTTTTTAGAGGAAGGAAAAGAAGCCACTAAAAACTTGCAAGCCCTTTGCGATTTGGTTTATGGCGATGGTAGAGCAAAGGTTGAGATAACGGTATCGGTTGACTCGGATAAGCCGATATTCAGCAAAGGAGAGGTAACTGTTATCAAAGAAGGCTTGGATTTTTGCAAAGGAGAATAAACATGAAAAAGTTTTTTACAGTAATTACACTTTTGGCCGTGTTGCTTCTTTGCGGCTGTTCGGAAGCCGACAAGGCCAATGCTAACATCTCCAAGCAGGCCGATTACTTTGAGAGCGAGCGCAAGATCACCGTCTACAACGCCCGCACCGATAAGATCATCATGGAAGCCGAGGGCTACATGTCCATCTCCAACAACTCAAACAACGAGTTGGTCTGCACGGTGAAAATCGGCCCGGACACCTACCGCAAGAATTACATCTACCTGAACGGCTACACTATGTATGTGGTGGAGGACATCACTGGCACGCATACAGACCCATACCACTACAAGCTTTATTTCCACACGAACGTATTGCCGAGTGTGGAAGTCAAACCGTAAAACTCAATATTCAGCGGTTGGCGCACAGCGTCAGCCGCTTTTTTATGCCGTTTTAGCACAACTGGCAGTGCTCCCGGCTCATAACCGGGTAGTTGCAGGTTCGACCCCTGCAAGCGGCACCACACCGGCAGCACGTCCGGCAAAATAACCTGATTGCCAAGCATGGCAGCCCAAGCAAGGGCAGAAAGGACTATCACATGGCACTCAAAAGAGCAGATATCCGTAAAATTCTGGAAAACGCCGAAACCCCCAACGATGACAAGGCAAAAGCCATTCTGGACGCCTTGCACGAGGAGACCGATGCCCTCCGGGACGAACTGGATACCGAAAAAAACGCCCGCGTTGCAGCGGAAAAGGAACGGGACGCAGCCAACAGCGGTAAGCAGACCGCAGAAAAGGTGCTGACCGACTACAAGACCCAGCAGACCAAGAAGGAAGCCCATGCAGCCAAGGAATCCAAGTTCCGGGAGCAGCTCAAGGCCGCAGGTGTGCTGGAAAAGTACTTTGACCGCATCGTGCGCTTGTCTGGCGAGGACATCGACAAGATGGAACTGGACAGCAAGGGCAATGTGAAGAACGCGGACAAGCTGGCTGAGAGCCTGAAAACCGATTGGAGCGACTATGTGGGCAGCACCTCCACCAAGGGCGCACCGGTGGACAACCCGCCCGCAAACACCGGATCCAAAATGACCAAAGACCAGATTTTTGCAATCAAGGACGCGGGCGAGCGTCAGGCAGCGATTGCAGCAAATGCCGACCTGTTTACAGGCGGCGGGAAGGAATAATCTATGGCAGCAAAAGAAAATCTGATTACCACCACCGAGATCACCGTCAACCCCCGCGAGATCGACTTCGTGACCCGCTTTCAGCGCAACTGGGATCATCTGCGGGAGATCATGGGCATCATGCGCCCCATCCGTATGCAGCCCGGCACTGTGCTGAAGAGCAAGTACGCACAGGGCACCCTGCAGAGCGGCACCGTGGCAGAGGGTGAGGAAATCCCCTACAGCCAGTACACCGTTAAGGAGAAAGACTACGGCAAGATCACCATCGAGAAGTACGCCAAGGCCGTCTCCCTGGAAGCGATCCAGAATTACGGCTACGAGGTTGCCGTGCAGAAGACCGATGATGAGTTCCTGTACGACCTGACCGCCAAGGTCACTGACAAGTTCTACAAGTACCTGAACACCGGCAGCCTGAAGGGCACGCCCAAGACCTTCCAGATGGCTCTGGCAATGGCAAAGGGCAGCGTGGAGAACAAGTTCAAGAATATGCACCGCACCGTCACCGGCGTTGTGGGCTTTGCAAACGTTCTGGACGTGGCCGAGTATCTGGGCACCGCAAATATCACCATCCAGAACCAGTACGGCTTCCAGTACATCAAGGACTTCATGGGCTACAACACCATCTTCCTGCTGTCCGATGGCGAGATCGCAAAGGGTAAGGTCATTGCCACCCCCGTGGACAACATCGTGATGTACTACGTTGACCCCTCCGACAGCGACTACGCCAAGGCTGGTCTGGTGTACACCACCGCAGGCGAGGCCAGCAACCTGATCGGCTTCCATACGCAGGGCAACTACACCACTGCCGTGTCCGAAAGCTTCGCCATTACCGGCGTGACCCTGTTTGCCGAATATCTGGACGGCATCTCTGTCCAGACCATCACCCCGGGCGAATCGGTCTAATCTACAAGGAGGTGACCCCCGCATGACTGTGCCAGAGCTGTGCGTGTACACGCGAAACTTCTTTGACCGGTACGATGACCCCACCGCCGGGGAATTTACCTTTACGGCAGATACTGTCCCCGCCGGGGTATCAGCCGGGCAGTATTTCCTTGTGTGCGGGTCTATTTTTAACGACGGCGTGCACAAGGCGGGAGATGGAGACCTTACCCCGGAAACCTTCACCGGCACGGTACAGCCTATGCGCGTCCCCCCTGATTTTGTGGCGCTTGCCAAGAAGATCACCGACTACGATGCAGCCGACCCCGGCGGCGGGCGCTATGTTTCCCAGTCCTTCAACGGCTGGTCCGGCACCATGGCTACCGGCTCCGACGGCCTGCCCGCAGACGGCTGCACCCGCTACCGCCGGGAAATCAACCAATGGAGGAAGCTGTAATGCCTGTAAACGATTTCACAAAATTCACCGTGATGGAGAATTTTACAAAAAAGTTCTGCTTCATGGAAAAAAAGCTGGTATCGGACGGTCTGTTTGGCTCTACCACCACATGGGAGGACGGCATGGAGTTCCTCGCCGTAGAGCGCCACGACCAGACCATTGAAGCGCAACAGGCAGAGCAGCAGGGCACGGCATCCACCTACTCCCTCTATGTGGATAAGGGCATCAAGCTGTCCCCCTTCGACCGCATCAAACGGCTGGAGGACGGCCAGACCTATGAGGTGACCACCGCAAGCAGCGACAAGATTTCGCCCGCCGAAAGCCAGATGAATCTTGCCGTTGTGCAGTGTAAAAAGGTGGTGCTTTCCTGATGGGCGCAGCAGAAGCCGTTACAACGGCGCTGAACAGCTTTTTTACGCTGTTCAAGATTCCGGTATACCCGGAGGATTTCGTGCCACAGGGCGCTTCCCTGCCCTATATCACGGTGTTGCCTGTCATCCCCAAGGGGTTTGACGAGAGCAGCACCTTCCATGCACGGCTGTGGTATCCGGTGGACGGCGGCAAGCTGCCCATCATCCGCAAAACAGACGAGATGCGCGCTGCCCTTGGTGATGGGCTTACCATCGAGTGCGAGGGCGGCGCAATTCTTTTATGCGCAGGCAATCCGTGGGCGCAGTCTATGGACAAC